GTGAATTCAGGAAAATTCACACCAACGGTAAAATAATCTATAATCAATATGGCAAACAATTTAAAAAGTATGATCAAGGTAATTGCTAATAACGAAGCAATTGCTGAACTAGACCGCAGGCTAGAGTTGGCTCGCGGCGACCATTCAATTGCAGCATTCGCCGAGGCATTCTACGACCGTGTCGAATCAAGTCAGAATGGTGGTGTAATAAATTCATGGTCTTTGGACCGTTTAGGTTCTAAATGGACTTATCTTTCTGACGACTGGGGTGGCGGTGAATTTGTTACAGAATCTGCATGGTATCCACCAACGGAATTCTTTTTCCACTTATATCGTTTAATGTGCAGCATCGATCCTGAAGTGTGGATTGAAGTTCAATATGAAGATGAAGCATATAATCCGATCGGTGCTTTTGTTTTGAAAAAAGACTCTACCGGTACGGCTGTTTACTGCCACAAAGAAGACTGTAGCATGGAGGACCCGACCCTTGATATGGATTGGGAAGACGAACAGTACGACCAAACTCAAATGGAGTTTATGGAATCAGTTGGTGAAAGACAACAAGAGATGTTAGCATTTTGTCACCAAATGATTGACACCGGCAACGGAGAGATTGTTCCTGCAAAAAAAGACAACTAAAACGGGAAAAGGGTTAAACTTGGTGAGTAGGACTAAAAAGGGGGTTAAACTTGGTGGGTAGGGGTGCGAGTCCTCCGGACTCCTCAGACCTTTCAGGTCTCAATGAGTTGTTGTTTTATTGTGATTATTGTAGTAAGATTTTAACAAAATTTTAACATTTTAGATTTGGATCTTCCGTCTAAATGCCCTATATTAGTAAAGTAAGAGAAAGAGAGGGAAGGATAACTAAAAAACGGAAATTATGGATATGATAAAAACAATTAAGAAGGACTTAGCATCTTATAAAGACCAATTGGCTAAACTAGACCAAAGCTGGTACCTTACACAGGAAAGCGTTTTTACTCACTCAACAACGGTGGAAAAGATCTCTACGGCCAGAACCGTTGCGCACCTCGAAACTATTCTTGGTGAATGGGAATCTGGTAAAATTGACGAACACGATATCAAAGTGCTCGGCGATTACTGGGTAAGGCGATTCCTAGACGAGAAACTGAGAGTCCGCTTTGACGTAAGCCCAGGTAGTACCATGGACAGTCAAATGCGGATACAATATGCCACAAACCTTATGAAGACCTTTTACCCGTTTGCATCAGACGGTGTTAAGGCTGCTATTAAAGAACTTGAAATTTCGTTTTAATATGAACTCAACAGCAACTTCACCGGATAACCTAATAAAAGGATTAGAATACGATGTTCTAGAGCGAGGAACGAATGTATGGCAATGGGGAATGAAGTATATCGGTTACGATAAGAATCAAGGTTGGTATGTTTTTGTATGTACGAATTACTTTCAGGATTATTTCCTTTATGTAGAAGAGAAATTTATTTTAACTGATGTACGAAAAAGTTCACTCTAGATTTTTTATTCCCAACAATTTTTATTATACTTAAATATAACAATTAAAAGGAAAGAATATGCAGTTTAAACATTTAGAATTTATTAAATGCCCAGTCGTAGATGGAATTAAGGCTCAGGTATTTACTGATGATGGTACCCTAATATCAATAGTATGTGGCGAGGGTATGTACAGTTCAACTAAGGAAGGTAGTAGAAAGGCATGTTCTACAGTAGCCGAAGCCCTAACCTTTGAAGTTATGGTAGGAAAGACCCAGCCGGTAGGATGGCAAACTAGAGAAGATATAGATAGGATCTTAGCAGAAAATTTTAGTCATGTAAGGGGAAAAAGTTCACTCTAGATTTTTTATTCACAGCAATTTTTATTATACTTAAATATAACAATTAAAAACGGAAGGTATGAAAGATATCACTGAAACACAAATTAGAACTCTACAAACTCTCAGAGATAGCCTTTACAAAGGGCAATTGGAAATAGCCGATAGATTTAAAGGGCAGGCCAAAGAAACCACTGATGACTTTGACAGAATAACCTGCTTAGGGCAAGAAAACGGAGCCCTCGAAGTATGTAACTATACATACGATATGATTAGCGAGACTATCGCTCTTCTTGAAACAGAAACTAATTCACTGTAACCGTATAAAAACGGAAGTTATAAATATAACAAATAAAATAAAAAATGAAACATTTAAAAGAATTTGAAAATTTTGCAAATGAATCTTTTAAATTTAATGCCGATTATTGGGAAGCGTATAATGATCCTAAAAGTAGACCTGGGAGTCAACCATTCTTTCATTACAAGGAAAGAATAGGCTTAGAAAGAACTGTAAGGGAGGCTATTGAAGATTGGAATTATAATGCTTCAGCCGAAGGTCAACCTAAATTAACTAAAAAGGAAGAGAAAGAAATCTTATCTATGGCAAAACAATTTTATAGTGCCAAAGGTTGGGTTTCAATATCAGTGATACAAGCAATGATAATGCAAAATTAAATCCAACCTGTAAAAATAAAAATATAAAAGTAAACTCAAAGACATGAACAAAATAAACGAAGACTATGAATAAAGAGAAAGAATACCCCAACGCAAAAAAACATCAAATTGTGTCGTTCATTAAATCAGGAATTCGTATATTAGGATATGTACTTATTCCTTTTAATTTGTTCTGGGCTGCATGCGTGCTTGTATTATCCGAGTTAGTAGGTATAATTGAGGAATTGGTATAGTTTAATAAATAACAGAAACAGTATGAAATTAGCACTTATTGCACATGATGGAAAGAAAGCTGAAATGGTATCTTTCGTAATGAAGAGATTAGAATTCTTTAAAAGAGATGATGTTGATATAGTAGCAACAGGAACAACTGGAAATATGATTATTAGTGCCGGTGTAACTAAAGTAGTAAAAGTAGCAAGTGGTCCTATGGGTGGTGATGCTGAAATAGGTTCACTGGTAACTCGTGGTGAAATTGATGGCGTAGTCTTTTTCCGTGATCCCTTAGATAAGCATCCACATGATGTAGATATCAGTATGCTGATGAGATTATGTGATGTGCATGATGTACCTCTTGCCACAAATTACCGATCGGCTCACATAATGATCAAGTATTTTAAGAGCAAGTAGATGCCAAAAAAGCCGGATAATATTGTATGGAATGAAGAAACACAAAAGTACCATGCAAACATTCTACCTTATGGGTCAAATGTATCGGCTCCTGCAATTAGATTGGATGATGTTGGTGCATTTAAAGAAAGGGGTGTACATAAAGCACAAAAAACCTTTTCTGCTAAGTATGAAGAATTGGTTGACGAGTATAATAATCTAATTGATGAGGTAAAGTTAAATGACCTTATATACAATTCAAAGTATTCATTTGAACCTATTATTGGAGAAACATATCATTTGTATGTTGGTAAGGATGAAAAACCGTTCTTGTCATTGATATCACCAACCGAGTGGAACCGTGAATGTATCGTATCTGTTAGGCTGAACTCTGAACACAAATGGGTTTTGGTTAAAGATTCAATGAAGAAATTCTAAAAGATATTTCCGAATTTTAACAAAATTTTAACATTTTAGATTTGGATCTTCCGTCTAAATGCCCTATATTAGTAAAGTAAGAGAAAGAGAGGGAAGGATAACTAAAATTCTTAAAACTATGAAATCTAATTTATTAGTACATTGTCAGTATTACGAAAATTATAATGTTGGACCTGATGGGTTCAACACCTATGGGGATGGGCTTCCTCATTGGAAACCCAAAGGTGGACACACCTTTAAGATGCCGGTTGATGCGGATATGGTATTTTATGCAGATGAGGATAAACTCATTCAAGCCATTAAAAATTTGGTGGAATCTCAAAACTCAATCGCTGGACGATTTGAGTATTGTGAACATGAGTTGGTTATTAGTGAACCTACCTTAGTTGAAGGTTTGGAGGGAGAGATTCAGAAGTTGTACCAACTCGAAGAAGCAGCTTAATTAAACAAACATTTTAATATACTTTTCTAATGATAAATAACATGAACACGACATCGGATACTATTACATTTCCAATTTTCCATAAAGCGGTTTTGGAAAAGCAGTATTCTGAAAACTGTGCGAGATCCAAGCAAATATTGGAAGATTTCCAAAATATACAACCACATTATTTGCCGACAGCTGAATTGATTGATGCTCTTTCCGAGAATATTATCAATGAGATGAAGAGTCAAGAATCTGAATTGCAGATTTTGAAAATGATTTTAGAAAATTAAAAAAGAATTATGATAAATATCCTAAATGTTATATTCGCAGTTTTACTACTTGTTATATTTTACACCACCGCCACAGGTAATATATGTCAAATTATCGAATTCCATGATCCATTGTCAGAATTGTTTTTTGCAATATCATCTTTTATTTTAGCGGTGTTTTTAATACTGTCCGGAACAACTATCAATAACAATAAAGAAAAAGAGACCAGAGACGATTTGAGAAGTCTTGATAGAAAATAATGTATGAAAAAAAACAACGCAGATACCAAAAACCAAACCGATATAATTCGTCCGGCACATTATCAATCAGATGTTGAAGTTTGGGAACAGATGATTCGTATTTGGGGGCCTGAACAATTTATTATATATTGTAAAATAAACGCATTTAAATATAGAATGCGCGCCGGTAAGAAACCAGGAAATTCAATTCATGATGATATTGAAAAGGCGTTATGGTACGAGAAAAAGATCGAAGAATTATCAAAATGAAGATAGGATTTAAATGTGTTAATTACGCCGGAGATACTGTGGGTTTTGTTAAAAATGGATTATTGGTTCTAACACAATACCCAGAGAGTGCTCAATACTTTCAGATTGGTAAACAGGAGTTGAAAGAAAAAACTGAAAGATACAATAAGCGACTTCGAAATTTACTTTCAAGCCAATTTAGGAAATCTGCATATTGTAAAGAGATATTGGAAAATGTATATGTGAATCATTACAAAAATTACGCAAATGATAGATTGAAAATAATACCATTTCTGGATATTTATTAACAACGAAGTTAATAAAGAGGGCAGATATGAGTAATAAAAATAAAAAAGTTTTTAGTGACGAGCAGGTATCAAACATTCTTGAAGGATGTGTACATTTTCCGTTATTTATATCTGATTGTCCAGATGTTGATATTTTTGAAGCTGATATTTTTTCAGCGTTGTGGGTTTCTGATTTGGGTGAAGATGTAACTCCAGGTATTCCTGAGGATTTAGAAATTGTAAGAGAACTTCCAAACGGCCAACGAACTTATGCAAGATACGCCCTTGTTGATTCATATACATCATTTAAAAAAGAGGAATATGACATTCCACCGGAAATGAATTAATAAAAAATAATTATTAAAAAATTTGGAATTCCCAAAAATTTTCCCTATACTTATAAAAAAATAAATTTATTATGAAAGGTATGACGTTTGCCGAACGATATCACGATTTCAGTGCAGGCCATAGAGTAGCTGGTCATGAAAACAAATGTGCTCATTTGCATGGACACAACTACCGAACACATTTTAAAGTTGGTGCACCAAAATTAGATGGTGTTGGCCGAGTTCTTGATTTTTCAGTCATTAAATCGAAGTTATGTATGTGGCTTGAAGATAATTGGGATCATAAAATGCTTATTTGGGAAAACGACCCATTATGTGCTGATTTAAAAAAGTTAGTACCTAACGATATTGTTGTAGTTCCATTTAACCCAACAGCTGAAAATATGGCTGAATATTTAGTAGAAGAGGTTAGTGTTGATCTATTATCTGGGACTGGTTGTATTCTTGTTGAATGTAAAATTGAAGAAACGCGCAAATGTTCCGCAATCTATACAAATTTACATTAATCCATTCTAGCAAAAAAAGTGGTGGTTTCAATCCTAAACTGTATTTTAAGGTTCTCAAATCTATATTAATCACTGCATTTACAATATACTATCTTATTCTATCTATTAATTTTATTGCCTTTGTGTGGCTAATCTATATAATTTTCAACCCGTAATTTCAGATCTCCTAGATATTTATTAACAAGGGAAGACGTTCCATAGAATAACAAGGGAAATTAATGAGTGAGAACAATCACACCGGTGTGAAAAAACAGCGAAAAGGGCAGATTAATTATAAACTGTCACTTAATGAAGAGCAAAAAATAGCAAAGGCAGAAATTTTAAATCATGCGTTTAGTTTCATTCATGGTGCTGCTGGAACAGGTAAAACATTATTATCTGTACAAATAGCATTAGATTTAGTATTTAAGCGGGAAAAAAATCAAATAATCATAACCAGACCTACAGTTGGTACTGAAGATAACGGTTTCTTGCCAGGTTCATTAAAAGAAAAATTGGAACCTTGGATGGTTCCGTTGAAGAGTAATATGCTGAAGCTATACGATTCTAAAAAAATAATATCGATGTACGATAATGAACAAATCGAAATGATTTCACTTTCACATTTTCGCGGACGAACATTTGATGACGCAGTTGTAATTGTTGATGAATACCAAAATCTCACCAGAGCACAGTTACAAATGGCAGTTGGTAGAATAGGAAAAAATAGTATCATGATATTTTGCGGGGATACTGAACAGATCGACCTTAAAGACCGGATATATTCAGCAACAGAAGACATCGCACGCATCAAAAATTCAAAATATGTGTTTGTTACAGAATTAACACAAAATCATAGACATGAAGCAGTGCAAGAGGTCTTGAAATTATTGAATGGTATTTAAGAATAATATATATTAATATGCAATACTGTTACCATGAAAGAGGTATATTATGAAAATTAAAAAAATTTTTGTTGAATATATGAATGAAGAAGAGTTGCCTGATTTTGATGTGGAATCTGGCTTGGCTAATGATATTGCTGATGAGATTGCCGATGAATTAGAAGACCAGGAGAGTAATTTAGATGAAGCATTAAGTGTTGTTGGGGTTTTAGGATATGTGCTTTTATCAAATGCGGTTGCTAATATGGTTTCCAAAATTGCAAAAAAGGTGGCGGATAAATACGAATGGGATAAAACAGGTAATGTTGCTAAGCAGATATATGACTGGTCTCATAAAAATGAAAAAGCGTTTCAAGCCCCGATTAAAAAGGTATTAGCACTATTTTTAAAGGGGGAATCGGTAAAATACATTGATGCAATAACTGAAGCAATATACGGTTTTATTATATTAGCAATGGCAATGCAAGGAGGATCAGAGACTATATCTGCAGTTAAGGGTTCGGACTGGGGTAAAGGTATGTTGAAGGGTTTAAAAACATCTGTTAAAGGTGTAGAATCTGCATCTATATTCAGAACAGTTAAAAATACGTTTGGAATAGGATAAACTATCGCATAGTTATACATTTAAAAAGTTTTTAAAGGAATATTAAGAACCTCGTTTAATAGGTGGGTTAGTAGTTTACAAAAATTGATTCTAAAATTATATTTATATAAAAATACATGATGGAAAATAACGGTTATATTGGTCTCTTAAAAAACGACAGAATTTTAATTAGGCACCCGAAAACAAACAAAGAAAGGCAATTATATCGAGTGATTGCATTAAAAAGCTTCCAAATACATCCAGAGAAAAATCCTGGATTAGATGAATCGTCTGTTGCGGAATCGTATATTGAACTCAATACTAAATTATTAAGTGATCACGAATCAGAAAAAATGGAATTGGTTGAATTACTAAATAATAAAAAAGCTGCATTAGATCGTGCAAAAGATAAAAATGATAAAAATGAGATTTTGGCATTAGAAACAGAAATTCGCAAGTATGATGCGGATATAGTTTCAATTCAATACAAGACTCGAAAAATTCGCAGTGAAATATCTAAATATGAAGAAATAGCATCAGGAAATTGTGAAGCGGCGCCAATATCAATTCCAATTCATACAATTGGTGGATATGTTGAATCTTTAGAAAATTTAGATCCAGATAATGTTGTTTGGGTTGATAATAGATCGCGCATTTTTGACAATGCTAAGATATTAAATAATAGTATCGTTTCTGATAATGTTATTGTATTTGGTAATTCTGTAATATCATCGTCTAAAATTAGTGGTTACTCTAAAATACATGAAGATTGTACAATTTCCAATTCTATAGTCGGTGGATTATCTGAAGTTAAAGGTAAGGCGTGTATCGACAAATCTGTTTTGGATAATTCAGCTATGTGTTTTGGTCAAGCTTCAGTTGAGAATTGTATTATGAAAGATGGCACAATAGCGCGTGATAATTCAAATATCAGTAATACTATTTTACTAAATACATCACAAGTGCATAATGATGCGGTAGTTAAAAACTCAATATTGGAAAACAGATCAGTAATCGGCGAAGGCCAGAATGATAGTGTTCATTTATCTGTTGAGAGTTCTTTAGAAACTAAAATAGTTGCTAATTAACTATGAGTTTTCCACTAATGCGGCAAGAGATATTGTCACAATTAGTGCCACCACATACAGATCCTTCTAAACAAGCTCGAGTAATTGCACAAGCGTATACAAATTGTGTATTGCGGCATTTTGAGAAAATGTCAGGAGGAGGTACAGCAGTTCAAGCTCCTGCTCGGACTCCTGCATTATTAGCTGGGTTACAGCAGATATTTAATACAAATCGCCAAACAGGATTTAATAAACTGAATTTTTGGCAACAATTAAATCCATTAATTATACAATATTGGACAGGTCAGATATTTGTAGGACCGATTGGTATTGTTGCTGTAACGTTTCCTGGGATATTACAAGGTCCACCAATTCCAGAAAATCTAGACTATAATCTTTGGTTAAATATGTTATCCAGTGTTTTAGCTGCACATTTTCAGTCACTAACTGGCATATTTACAAATTTCTTTCCTGGTATTTCTTTTCCGTGGCTTGGCGTATTTCTTTCACCTTGCCCTGTTGCTGGAATAGTACCTGGAATGCCTCCTGCACCGCTACCACCACTACCACCGTTACCGACTGGATTGCCACCAGTTCCACCTATATCAACTGGGGACTTATTATCTGGTGCCGTTCCACCATTACCGCCATTACCTTCACAATACGCACCATTTCCACCGGAAGTTCAATATCCTACTGCACCACCAATTACACCACCAAGTTTGCCTGCAGGGATGCCTGCCGTTCCTATAAGTTCCGTACCACCGCCGCCTAACTTTCCGGCACCACCACTACCACCGTCACCTGTAACTCCTAACTTTCCGCCCGTGCCATCACCTGGCGATGCATTTCGTGATATTGAGTTGATTGAATTTCCTTGAGTTTCCGGAAATGGAATTTGGTTTATAAATATTATAAAAGGTTATGATGTCATTACAAGAATTTACATTTGATGCAAGTTTAATAAAAAATCTACAAAGTTGTTTAGGTGTACCTGAAACAGGTGTATATGACAGCATTACAAAATCAGCCGTACGTAATTTTAATTTGACGTTAGGTAATGGAAGTAATTCTGATTTAAATCTTGACACATATACAAAAATAATGAATCGGTATGGTAGCTCAGTAGAATCGTCGTTATATAATGAAATTGATGATTTTGATTGTACTACTGATTTGTGTGAGGGTGATTTTGAAATTCAAGAACATATGCTTGACTCAGATGAATATGTTGTTACGTATGGTGAAAAGCGTGAAAAGGATTATATATTTTTGCATCATACTGCTGGTGGAAATAATCCATATTCAACGATTGATTATTGGAATGCTGATAATAGGGGGCGAATTGGCACCCATTTTGTAATTGGAGGACAAAAAATTAGTAATGGCGATTCTGAATATGATGGTATAGTTTTAAAATGTATTCCTGATGAGTATTTTGCATTTCATTTAGGTGGCAAAACAAAACACGGTATTGATTCATATATGCACCAACATTCAATTGGTATAGAAATATGTAACTTCGGTTGGTTACAGGAAAAAAACGGCGCATTTTATACATATGTTGGTACTCGAGCTGATGACGATCAAATTGTTGATTTAGGTTATGATTTTCGAGGATATCGTTATTGGCATAAATATAGTAACGCACAAATTAATTCCACATATTTTTTATTGAAGCATTTATCTAAGCGATTTGACATCGATTTAGAAATTGGCTTGAAAGAGTGGATTTTAAATGACAAAGATGCATTTGGTTACAAAACAGATGCAGTTTCTGGTAAAGTTAAGGGATTATTATCACACACAAACGTAAGAAAGGATAAGAGTGATATATTTCCACAAAAAGAAATGCTTGAAATGCTAAAAAGCCTTTAATTTTTTCATATATATTGTAAATAGTTTTTAATGAAAAGAATTCAAGAAGTTTTTAATGAAACGAATACTATTGATAGTATAGAAGATACTCCAGTTTCAGAGACTCGTACTGAAGAGGCATTTCCTGATTATATGATTACTGATAGTTTGACAGTTGGTTACGAAACAGAAGACTTGCAAAATTTGATATATAGTTCTGCAATTGTTGGTACTGTGCACCCTGATGTTAGATCAACTGTTTTAGATGTTGGATGTGGGCGAGGGGATTTTGGCCGTTATTTATTGATGGATATGAATTGCCAGAAGATTAAATATACAGGTATTGATAGTAATCCATTAATGATAGAAGTAGGGAAATACAAATACGATTTTATTATAGAAGAAAATAACTCAGAGTTTTTTGAATTTGCGTTAAAATCTGAAGTGTTTGATGAAAACTATGATGAAACTACAAAATATGATTGGGTATTCCATAATACGAATATTACTATGAATTATGGAAATATACAAACTGATCAATACGAATATCTAGAAATGATGATTAGAAAATCTCTAAATATTTGTAATGTTGGCTCAGTTTTTATGTTATTACCTGAAACAAGTAATAATAATGAATCAGATTACATATTTTATAAAAGATCGAAAATCGTAGAAATTATGAATGCGATAGGAGTACCTTACGCAATTGATTGCACAGATTCTACATCATTTTTCAAATTAATTTTATTAAAATAAAAACAAAAAAATGGGAATAAATCACAGATATGGATACGACCAGAAGAGGACTAGACGATATGGTGCATTGTTTAGTAGCATAGATTTTGAATTATCTGAAGAATTGACAGTTGACGATTACCAAAAAAAGTCTGAGATTAAACCGATCGGCGCTTTCTGCATCGGTAATAAAAAATTCAATGTTACGTTTAAAGAATTACAAAGGATTCTAGAGACAGCACAATCTGCAGAGGCGTCGCTTCGGAAAAAGTATCGCATGGGACAAATGCGATATTAATATTATAATCATATTGTATTTTTTCAAGAATATAGAGTATAATGTTTTATTATACTCTTTCTTTTTGTGTATATTATTAAATAATATTCTGATAAATAGTATTATAATTAAATAATATCCTGATAAATATTATTATAATTAGATAATTTACAAAAAAAATGAAAAAATGAAAAAAATCCTTGACTTTCTCAAAAATTTTCGGTAACTTTATAAAAATTATTTCGGAAGTGAATAAATTCACATCCAGATACAAAGTTTATTATTTAAATTCATTTATACAGTTAATTGAAATTGAAAAATAAAATTACTATTATTTAAAAATTTAAATTATTATCACTTAATTATTTAATTATTTACTTATTTTATAATTTTCAAAACTTACATAGTGAGATCGGATAAATCACGAGTTGAAAATATGTATAATTATGAAAAAGTATTTCTTACCCTCTATAATCCTCTTAACAGCAATTTCAGTTAGTGGATCAGCAGCATTTTATTCAGTATTTGGATTATCTAAATTATTTTCCGGGGCTTCATTACAAGTCATAATTATGGCTTCGAGCTTGGAAATTTCAAAAATTGTCACTGCAACCCTTCTTCATCATTATTGGAAAACATTGCATGGATTTTTAAAATTCTATCTTGTATTAGCAACAGCTATTTTAATAATCATAACCAGCATTGGGATTTACGGATTTCTAAGTGCAGCATATCAAGAAACTGCTAACGCTGATAAAATAACAACCAGACAAATTGAATTAGTTGATACAAGGAAACAGGTGTTTGAAGATCAAAAATCAGAATATCAGATTGAAAAAAATCAATTAGTTGCATCGATATCAGAATTAAGAGAGGGATTATCTAAACCAGGTCAAATACAGTATATAGATCGCGAAACAGGGGAGAAGATTACCACAACATCAGCAGCAGCTCGTCGCTCTTTAGAAAATCAACTAAAAGAAGCTGTAGAAAATAGAAACGCGATTAGTGAAAAAATACAAAACGCGACAGATTCCATTGGAAAATATGAAATTAAAAAAATTGAATTGCTGAATTCTGCAGACACTGCTGCTGAATTAGGACCTTTAAAATATGTAAGTAGTGTAACTAATATTCCAATGGATATGGTAGTTAATTATTTATTACTTACTATAATTTTTGTATTTGATCCGTTAGCAATTGCGCTTGTGTTAGCTGCAAATTTTGCATTTTCAAAAGCACTACACAATTCGGAATTTGGTAAAAAAAAAGTAAAATCTGATACTACATCACTAAGCGTAGACCAATTGTTTCAAAAAGCAAAAAAACTAACAGAGAAACAATTAATAAAAAACAAAGCAAAAGAACCCAACGAACAGAAGACGGATAATAATGACAAAAATAATAACACAGATGAAATTACGGGATTGCGAAAAGTCGTTCAAGTGTTACCAGACGGTGATGTTATTACGGAAGAAGTGATAAAGAAAGAACAACCAGCACCAAAGAAAAAAAAGATTCTATCCCCAAATCAAATGCGAAATATGTCAAGTCAAGCAATTAAAGAATATCTACAGGACCAGTAAAATATTTTAGAAAATGTTTGGAATTCTTAACAATATTCCCTATATTGTATTTAATACAAAGAATATCTAAATGAGTAGTGATAAAAATATTTATGGAGAAGAAATACCAGATCGCATCAATAAAAAAGCGCCTTCTGAAAAAATTGAATACCCGAAACAGTTGATATTGACTTTTGATGATTTACTAACGCCTAGCGTTGGTAAAGTAATGACACAAGTGCGTCAATATATTTTATCATGCAAATCATCATCAGTAAATCCAGAAGTTGTATTAAATTTTTGTATTTCGTATATGATTGAAAGGGATCTGAATAGCATTCAATTATATCAGAATTATATTACATTAGCTGAGTATTTACATAATATCAAAAGTATAGATGAGTCGATTTCGATAACGATAATGGTTCGTGGAAATTTCCCAATTTATTTCCAACCTTTACTGTATTTAAATGTGCCGGTTTTAGTAAGTAAAAATACACTATTTCATACAGGAGTGGATGCAGCCGGAAGGAGACAGGAAGAATTACTCGTATCTTTTCTTAATAGCATCAATACTCCAACAGATGATATTCCAACAAACAAAGATGCATACATTTCGAAAAAATTAATTATTTTAAAATAAAAAACAAAAAAATGTCAGAATTTTCTTTAACTGCAAAACAAATCCAAGAGAATTACTTAAAATTACGTGCCAGAATTAGTAAATTATTTCCAACAAGGTCTGATGCCATTCTACGAATGCTTGATGCTTTTGGTGAAGAACGATTAATGTTTGCACCCGCCTCTGGAACAAATTATTATCATAATGCAATTCCTGGTGGATATGTTGATCATGTATTAAGAGTAATGGATTTTTCATTAATCGAATATAAAAAAGCTCAAGAAATTGGCATCGATGTCTCTGGCTTCACTATTGAAGAGCTTATGTTTGCAGCCCTTAATCACGATCTAGGGAAACTTGGTTTTGTTGGGGAAGGAAAAGATGGATATGTTTTTAATGACTCGAGCTGGCACAGAGAGAAGCTAGGGAAAATATATAAACCAAACGACAATATACCATTTAGATTAGTTCAAGATGCATCTTTATTTCTATTACAATCATTTAATATTTCTTGTACTTGGAATGAGTATTTAGCAATTAGAATTCACGATGGCGTATATGACGATGCCAATAAAGCATATTATTTTAGTCGCAGTTTAGAATCAAAACAACGAAATTATATGCCGCAATTATTACACCAAGCAGATATGGCAGCAACCCGCTTTGAATTCGAGCGATGGGTAAAATCGACAAATTCATTAAATTGTGAACGCTTAGAGACATCAAGATTTGAACCATCTGCTACTGTAACTGATCCAATAAAAACACAAAAGCAGAAGAAAAAAGAAGAGGGTGAAAAACTCGTGTCTGCATTCGATGATATATTTGGAAACTCTAAATAATTAAAGTATATGATTGTTTTAATCTCATTAGTAGTGAGCATTTTTGTTAATTTAGTATTTCTTTTTATCATTTTTAATTTAAATAAGAAGAATTCTATAATGGAGGATATGATAAGTGACTCCACTAATACTTTAGAACGAGTAATTAAATCACTACTTGAAAGATATGTAAAAATACACACGTCATTAAAGCGAATCGACAGGTTAGGTGGGTTCGAATCGGATGATGAAGTTGGTTTTGTTTTTAAAGCTATTAAAAACACCATTGCTGATTTAGTTGATGACCTAAAATATATAAATTCTAAAATAAACACCACAGACGAATTGGATAATAATGAGTAAAACAAAAAGAAAGCCGTATTTTGGTAAAGAAGTGCAAGCTGCGATAATTCGTTATAATGAATTGGACAAGCAAGAAAATTATAAATTGGCTGAGAAGAACGCATTGTTTTCAGATCTAATATATCCTGCTTTTATGAAGTTGGCGGAAAACATAATTAATACAAAAAAATATTATAGGTACGACACATCGTTCCATGATTTACAAATAGATGCAGTTGCTTTTTTGCTTGAAAAGATGCCAAAATATCAGGAAGACAAAGGCAAAGCATATTCTTATTTTACTATTGTCTGCAAGAATTATCTACTCGCACTCGTAAAAGAAAACTATAAAAGAGAACAGCAGACTACAGATTTAACGTTAGTTGATCCGGATCGAAATATTGCAAACGAAATTTCCCGGGATAATTACACTGAATCATTAAAGGATTTTCTAAAACTGTGGTGTTCATGGGCAGACACAAATTTAGAATATTTGTTTAACTCAACACGAGATAAAAAAATTGCAGATTCATTAATTGAAATTATGCGGTCAAGTAATGATTTGGATATTTACAATAAGAAAATAATATATGTTCTTATACGAGAACGTGCAGGCGTAGAAACTCAACATATAACAAAAGTTGTTAAAATTTTTAAAGAGATGTTTTTCTCGATGTTTGAAATTTATCAAAAAGAAGGTATAATTGATGGGCGTGAATATTTATAATAAATGATAGGAATTTTATTATGGAAAAGATTGATTTTAGTGAAATTGAGATATATGAAGGCAAAACGTTTGATCAATTACTGAAACAAATACACATAAACTCAGAAGAAAAATCTGAGCAAATT